ATCGAGTCTTATTTTGGCATGTTCCTGCAAAACCGGATCAAAATAATCTCCGGCATAGACTCGACCATCAACGGCACGTCTGGCGTCAACGACGTATCCATCAGCTTCAAGCGAAATCTGCCACATAACCTGACCGAGATTGCCGACAACATGGCCAAGCTGACCGGGCTGGTCAGCACCGAGACCTTGCTTAAGATGCTACCGGCGTCTGTCGTGCCGGACATCGAGGAAGAGCTTGAACGGATTGAAGCGTCGAAGCCGGAGACGCCATTCTCCGCGCCTGAAATAGCCGACCAGGATGATGAAGAGTATGGCGACGAATGATTTTGAGGAACTGCTGCGCCGCCACCAGAAGATGGTGGACAAAGATAATGCTATAGTCGAAAAGCGCTTGGCGCAAATGTATCGGGAAGCGTACCAGAAAGCCGCCGCCGAACTGGCCGCCCTATATGCCAGGATTGGCGACAAGATGAGCTTGCCCGAGGCGCAGAAGTACAAGCGGCTTGAAGCAGTGATGAAGTCGATTGCCAAGGAGTACCAGACATTGACCGGAAAGTCGATTCTCCTGGCGGTCGATACTTCGGCCCAAAACTACTCCGAGGCTTTCTATGGCTTCCGATGGGCGGTTGAGCAATCAATTGGCGTTGATCTTACGTGGGGCGTGTTGTCCGTTGATGCGCTTCGGGCATCGGTATTCTCTGAAGATTCTGGCCTGACCATCATCAAGACGTTCCGCAAGAACTCACGGCAAGCGCTTGCGGACATCCAGTCAATCATCACCCGTGGAATTGCGACCGGAGCCGGCTACAAGAAAACTGCGCAAGAGATGCAGGGCGCATTTGTGCGCGGGTACAATGACGCAATCCGCGTTGTGCGCACCGAGGCTGGGCGCAATTATACAGAAGGCTATCTTGCGTCATATGATGAGGCCAATTCCATGGGCATCGACATCAAGAACAAATGGTCAGCCGCAAAGGATGACCGCACAAGAACTTCACACGGCGCGCTTGATGGACAGCTTGAAGACAAGAACGGCAATTTTAGGTCAATTCTTGGCTCGGTAGGCCCTGGCCCAGGATTGCTCCGTGGGCCTAACAGTGCCGCCGATATAATTAACTGCCGGTGTCGTCTGGTCGGTGTAATTGAAGGCATAGCACCAGAATATGTGCGCATCAGGGGCGAGGGCATTGTGCCATATCAGACTTTTGCCCAATGGGCCGAGCCGCAAGGATGGACGCGAGAATCCGGCTGGCCTCGGGTGAAATTATTATGACTTGCAAAAAATAAATATATGCCATATTCTATATATGAAAATCACTATATCGGATGAGTCTGATATGGTGAGGAGGAAAAATGAGTCTGTTGGATTTCGTAAACGATCTTCCGGAAGATAGACGGAAGGCATTTTCGGATGAGGCGGCCAAGTATGCCGATCTCTCGACCATCGACCGGAACCCGGAGTTTCAGCGACAGCTTTCGCTCAAGCATGAAACGACCATGGCTAATTTCATGCGGGACAAATTGCCCGGCATGATTGACGAGGAAGTCAAGAAGCGCGGCACCAAGCAGCCGTGGGAAATCGAGATCGAAAACCTCAAGCGCGAGAATGCCGAGAAGGATCGCTTGATGGTTTTGAAGGAACGCAAGTCGCAGGCACTAGCCGAACTTGCTAAACATGGCATCGACCCTGACTTGGCGGATTTCGTCATCACTGACGACGAAGCCAAGTTCAAGGCTAATATAGACCGTCTCGTGGGCAAGATGACCAGCTTCCGGGATGATGCGATCAAGACCGAAAAGGAAAAGATTTATAGCACCAACCCGCCCCGTGGTGGATCGCAGACCGGTAAAAAGATGAGCGAAGAAGCCTTCTCCCGGCTGACGCCAAAGGAAAGAGCGGCCTTCATGGCCGACGGCGGTTCCCTCGAATAGGAGATAGAAAATGGCTAACGTATTTACCGCCATCCAGCCCCAGCTTTACAGTGCTGCCCAGGAAGTCTCGAATGAGCCTTTCGGCGCAGTTGCCGCCGTCAATACCTTTTTTGATGACAAAGGTGTTGCCGTAGGCGATACCGTCAAGGTTCCCGTCGCTCCCAAGGCGACCACCTCCGCGTTCACCCCGGCCATGACCCCGACCGCTGGCACCGACGCCACCGCTTCCGCCGTGTCCGTTGCCATCACCGCTTCCGACAAGGTTTCCTGGAACCTGACCGGCGAACAGGTTCGCAGTCTGGAAAACGGCGGCAATCAGACCGAATGGGTGCGCCAGATGGTTGCCCAGGGTATGCGTGCCTTGCGCAACAACATCGAGGCCGCTGCTGTCCTGGCCATCCGAACCGGTGCTTCCCGTGCCTACGGTACTGCCGGCACCACTCCGTTTGTCTCCGACCTGTCGGCCTTGACCAATGCCCGCAAGATCCTCCAGGACAACGGCGCCCCGCTGGCTGACCTCCAGTGCATCGTTGACACCGCCGCCAATCTCAACCTGCTCAACCTCGGCATCATCCAGCAGGCCTATCAGGCCGGCAGCGACGCCGAGCGCCGCAGCGGCATGGTCGCCCGGCAGTTTGGTTTTGCCATCAACGCCTCGGCTCAGATTAGCACTGTGACCAAGGGCACCGGTGCGTCCTATGTGACCTCCGGCTCTACCGCTGCTGGTGTGACTGACATTGCCCTGGTCACTGGTACTGGCACCGTCCTGGCTGGCGACGTTGTTACCTTCGCGGCCGACACGGCCAACAAATACGTCGTCAACACTGGTGTTACTGCCCCTGGCACCATCAGCCTTGGCCGCCCCGGCGCCCGCGTGACCATCGCCACTGCCAATGCCATGACCATCGGCAACAACTTTGTCCCCAACCTGGCCTTCGAGCGCTCGGCTGTTGTTGGCGTGATCCGCCCGCCCATCATCCCGGCCAACCCGGCTATCACCCAGACCATCATCTCCGACCAGTACGGCATGAGCTACTTGCTCTTGCAGATCGCTGGCTACGGCATGACAACCTGGGAGCTGCACGCTGCCTACGGCTTCAAGACCGTGAATCCTGAACACGTCGTGCTCATAATGGGCTAAGATCGACAAGCCCCGGAGCAATCCGGGGCTTTTTCAAAGAGGTGAACCATGGCGGCTGGCGTTTGCAACTTACTGATCCAACAGGGCGAGACTTTTTCCCGGCTCATCACCATCAAAGACGGCCAGACCGTGCCGCAGCCTATCAACTTGACCGGCTACACCGCCCGCGCATCGGTGCGGCCTACTGCTGACAGCACGACTATTACTTGCGCCTTCCTTTGCACTTTTGACCCCGACCGGGCTACCGGTAAAATAACCATTAGCCTGACCGATACGCAAACTTCGGCAATCCCAACCACCGGAAAAACCGCATACGACAAATATGCGAAATATCAGTGGGACATGGAAATTGTTGACAGTCTTGGTAGTGTGATTCGCTTGCTCAATGGTGGCGTCGAGGTTAGTCCTGAGGTAACCCGGTGAGCGCTGACGTTACCGTCATAGTCAATAGCTCAACCGATATCACTGTCCAAGTTACCGAACAGCCGGTGATATCGGTAACGGTTGCGCCGGATGCGCCGATATCTGTCGTCACTGTTGGCACACAAGGCCCAGCAGGGCCTCAAGGCGCTCAAGGCGAGATTGGCCCTCCTGGTACTACTACATGGGATGGCATAACTGACAAGCCGTCAACATTTACGCCAACTGCCCATGGCAACGAGTCGCACACTTCGGTGTTCGTGACCACGACTGACCCGAGATTGTCTGATGCCAGGACTCCGACGGCGCATAGTTTAAGCCACCAATCGGGTGGCACTGATGTGCTGAACCATAACAGTCTTGGAAGTTTGAACTCCGGAAATTATCTGCATTTGACGGCGGCAGAAAAAGCGGCGATGATGCCAGAAGCACCGATTGATGGGAAAACTTATGGTCGCAAAAACGGCGCATGGGCCGAGGTTACAGGCGGCGGAGGTGGCACATTGGCAACAGTAACAGGAACGCTTGATTTCGGAGCAGGTGGTGTATCGGCGCAGGTGGCGGTATCATATCCAGCCATCACTGCTACCACCGTCATTTCGACCATCGAGTATACGAATAAACTTGAAGAAGTTTTGATCCAGGACATGAAAATCAAAGAGGTATCCCGATCCGTTGGCGTAGGATTCACCGCGATGGGATTCGCACCGCAAAAGGCTGCCGGGACATACAATTTCCGGGCAATCATACAGGAGTAGAAAATGGCCATCCAATTAACCGACAATACGGCAGACCTTAACGGATTGTCTGTCAATACCGATCATGAGGCGCTGGTAGCGCTGAATCGGGATAGCGCTAAAAGCGGCTTTGTTTCAGTGGCATCCGAGAAAGGCGTACTGCCGAACGGTACCAGAATCATGCGTGAATTGGAAGTCAGCGAGGACTACCAGCTCCGCATAGCCGAAGACAACATTCTGTTCAATGAATATCCGACTGGTACGGTGTTGAACACTTCGACACTCAGTACTCGCGTGACTACTCAGACTGTGGTTATTGGATCGAACCGTTGGGAACTGAACTCAAGCGGCATCAACACGATTAACACTGGTTCGATGCTGCGCACCAACCGTACGTTTCCTTGGTTCAAAGCTAATGCACTGTACGGCGAGTGCGCTTTGGCATGGACTGCGCCCCCGGTGGCGAACTGGGTGGCTGAATGGGGTTTCATCAATACAACTTCTGCAATTGCGGCTATCACTGACGGCGTATTTTTCCGTATTATAAACGGCACATTCCGCGGCGTGGCTTGTAACAACAGCGTTGAGACGTATGTTGATCTGGGTGCGCTTCCGGCATTCGCTGATGTGCATGACTTCGCAATTGAAGTATGTCAGGATGTTGTGTACTTCTGGGAAGAAGGCACCTTGCGTGGTAAGGTTGACATTCCGGCCACTCAGTTTGCACCGATGGCGCTTGCACAATGCCAATTTGCAATCAGAACCTACAATGGTGCTGTTATTCCTGCGACCGCTATCAAACTTCAAGTATCAGCCATGCAGATTAGCAACGGTGGCGCGAACTTCAACCGGCTCTGGTCGCACGTCCGTGTCGGCATGGGTGGTGGTGCGTATCAGGTCCCGAGCGGTGCGACCGCTGGACAGACTGCCAACTGGACTAACTCAGCGGCCGTCACTGCGGCTACCCCTACCAATACAACTGGTGCATTTTCTGGACTTGGTGGACAGTTTGCTTGTAATGCCACTGCCGCCGCCGATACTGATTTGCACGTCATTCGGTATTCAGTGCCGGTTGGCAGTACACTGGTAATTCGCGGCTGTTGGATTGATACCGTCAACTTGGTAGCGGCGGTTGCCACTACGGCTACTGTTTTGCAGTGGGGCATCGGTGTTGGCGGGACTGTTGACCAGCTTGCCGGCGCAGAAGATGCGGTAGGCGTCAAGATTCGCCGTGCGATCGCGTTGGGCATTCAGCATTGGGCTGTTGGTGCGGCAGTAGGTGCGCCAGCCGCCAGGATTGACGTAAAGTTTGACGATCCGCTGGTTATACATGGCGGTGAGTATGTGAGTTTCTTTTACAAGGTTTTGGTTGGCACTGCAACCGCTACCGAAGTTTTCCGTGGCGTGATTGGCGTGAATGGATTCTTTGAATAAAGGAGTTGGTCATGGCAATCATCACGACTGACGAAGTAAAGACATTCTTGCAAATAACCGACTCAAGCAAGGACGACTTGATCGATGCCCTGGTACCAGTTGTTGACAGCGACATTACGCAGTACTGCGGAGTGTCGCCAACGGCAGCCGGAGCCAAGATCCCGGCAGCCATGATGGTTGGGTATCTTATGACTACCATGGCAGGCGGCGGGGCGTCGATTGGCAACAAGTCCGAAAGCCAGGGCGAATACTCGTATACCAAAGAGGAAACGCGAGGCTATCCGCTGTCTGTCATGATGATGCTCGACCGCTATAAGGTGCTCGTGCCGCGATATGGCTCAAAGATGCAGCAGCCGCGTGATCGTCGAGGCGAAAGTATTTCCGCCCTGGCGGCTGACAAATATGCTGACGGCGTTGATGGGATTGTCATAAAATGAGAATAAAGTTCAACGATGTCAGGATGTCATACTATAGCGCGGCCAGGTCGGTATCGGCTGACGGCATACTCAAAGACACCTATGCCAAGGCATTTGATTTCATGGCTGATTTGCAGCCGATTGGCAGCAAGTTCATCCCGGCAGAATACGGCATCGACTCGGCAACGGCTGAGGCCAAGAAATTGTTTCTTGACATGGAATCAATTGCCATCGGCGGGGTTATTGCAATATATGGAAAATCGTATATAGTAAAAGCGTTACGCACGTGGTATAGCCATCAAGAGGCTATCATCGAACCGTATGGAGTAGTACTGCCATGACGATGGACGAGCAGTTGAAAAAACTACGAGCTGACTTCAAGTTATACGGCGTCAAGGCCGACACCGCTGTTGGTGAAGCCATGATCAAGTGCGCCATCTTGGTAGAGGGCCAGGCAGCGGAGCTTGCTCCGGTGGATACCGGATTGCTCAGAAAATCAATTAATCATCGCGTACGAAAGACCAGCGGCGGATACATCGGCGAAGTCGGCACCAATGTCGAGTATGCGGCCTTCCAGGAGTTTGGCACGTCGCGGATGGAGCCGCAACCGTTCCTCACGCCGGCGCTCAAGATGAACCAGACGAAAATCAACCAGATTCTCGCAGCCGCTATCAGGAAGGCAGCTAAATGACAGACACCAAAACCGCGCTGATGACATTGCTTACCACTGACCCTGGCGTATCAGCGCTGGTGCCTGCTGGCAGGATCTATCAATCCTGGCCGACTTCGTTTGCTACCTTGCCGCTGATTACATTTACTGAAATCAACAACAGCGTCGAGGATGAGGACTACGCCGACGACGTAACAATCAGCGGCACATCTGAAATGCAAATAAGCGTGTTTTGCACACCGCAAACAAGCACGACGCCGATTGTTTTGGCGCTCAATGCCGCGATGGAAGGCGCACTGTGGAACCGCGATTATGCTGGCGATTTTGTCGAAAAAGACACTGGAATACAGCAAAAAGTTTTGCGGTATTCGAAGAGGATTTATGAGCCGTAATCTTGTCCGCATGGCGTGGCTTGACCTCCACAGGCTGCGCCATGTCGGGCATTTTAATTACTTGTGATTTATGCCTTTAATGGTGTAAAATATAGGAAACAAGGAGGCCAATCGTGCCACTTA